TTTCCGAAAAGATGAACGATGCCACTTTGCACTTGTCCATTGTAACTACCTGCACCGCCAATAGTCATTCCTTTGTTGATGACATTCGCATTACTACCGACAACGGTAACTGCGCCTAAATCGGGTGCTACATAATTGTTTTCGCCAACAATTAAACTATTGTCATTGCCATCATTTAGATTATTATTTGTTCCACCAACAATAGAACGACTATTAGTTGGGAAAACTAAATTGTTTGGGATTTGCAATAATTTAGTGGTGTCAACATTTACATCTTTTACAAGTTCTTTGATGTCGCTTGTTGTTGATTTTCTTCCACCTCCATCTTGCCTAACTGGATAACATTTGCCTTGTTCCTCATTCCAATTGTAGCCATAAAATTCACAACACGTTTGATTCCCTCCTGTTAATTCACCTTCGGAATCCATGAAAAGAACATAAAACGTATTTGTAATACTGTCAATGGTCAAATTACATGGCGCAGATGTACTCACAATTTTAATCAATTTAACTTGTACACTTTCCTGCATACCAACCACGTAATCCTTTATTTCTAAAATTCGCCAATACGAATCTTTAATGAAGATTTTATCGTTGTATCTGAAATTGTAAACATCCGCAAATTCGAGCGCGAAAAACGCTTCCATTATACGAGCATCAGGCGCGTAAATGTTTTCAATGTAATCGTTCCAATATCGTTGGTAAAGTGTTTTATATGGAATTGAAGTTACTCGATGCAATGGTGTTTCCTGTCCAAAATTGTAATCGTTTGAACTTATCGTTGGTGTCACATTTTGATAATGACTAAACATTGGCAAAACAAAATTCGTGTCAATGGTATTGGTATCATCATCCAATATATGAATCGTCATTGTATCGCTTGTTCGGTACAGTATTCGCGGAGTTGGATTGGTGTATTCATTTTTATCATTAACGAATTTAGCGATGGGATAATTGGTATTTGGAATCAATGCTAATGGTGTGCTTCCAAATTCAACTTCGATTTGTTGATTCTCAACCGCAAAATCATTTTCTGCATCAATCAATTCCAATCTACCATACACGCGATTCCCTTGCGTGTTGTAAAGTTTGTTTAAATAGTCATCTGACTTCTTATATGTCCATGTGTTTATCTGCGCTTGGTAGTCGGTGGTTGGTGTTAGTACGATGTCTTTGCTTATGTCTATCTTGTTGCTCCAATCTTTGAAATCCCCACTTTGCAAAAATTCATTTAGTGGTATAAATGACAACAATTTCGAATTGAATTTATCGGGAATAACAACCAAGTTGAACATCTTGAAAATAGCACTCATGAACTCGGTGCATTTCATTACAGGAGCATTCGCTACCCAATCAACTGCGTTACCTAAAATTGGTTTGCTCACGTAATCACAAAAGAACGTGGATGGTAAATCATTCGGATAAGTCGTTTGTGAACTTGCATCGCGCAAGGTAAGAGTAACATTTATTGGATTTGGATTGATGTCGAAAAGTATTGGTCTGACTGTTTCCCCTGCGTTCAAATAAACATCACTATCCCAATCCGCACCAATGCCACAATTGATTGATTGGTACTGCGGAAAGGTTGTTCCGCTTGTCCAATTAATAAACAATGTTCCACTCGTCTGAATAGGTGACAATCGATAATCGCCATTTGTATCTTGAATCAAAAAAGCCAATTGACAACTGCCAATCCCATCCGCGTTTTGCTCGATGTTGATATTCGTTTTGATTTTATACATACCGCTAAATGGCGCAGTAAATAAATTGTTCACCACATAATTCAATGGATCAATTACTTCCGTTAGGTTTGGAATTTCGTAGTAATAAATCGTGTTACCGCTTGGCAATACCAATGAAGTAAAATCAGTTCCATCGAATGTGATTCCATCGATACCATTCTCCAAAACGAACTGAGCAGCTTGTGTATTTCCGATTTGTTGAAATCCATTTTCTTCGCTTGTAAATGGTATGTATAACTCGTTCAATTCATTGATTAATGTTGCACTATCTCCACTATTCAATTCAAAACCACTCAAAGACATTATCTTATCAAAGATGTATTTGGTCTTCACCATTGGAGTTAAATTCCCAGCTTTGATGATATTCGCTTTTGTGGTTGTATAAATGGAAGTTCCTTCTGTAACTGAAACATTACCCACCCAACTATCACCGCGATCTGTTAACGCTAAATCTACATTACCCCCTCCAATCGTTCCGTTTAGAATATCTAATGCACCAAGATAATTGACAATGAAATTGTAATCGTTATTCAATTCAACTCCGATGTAATTTTTAAAATCTGCATCAACAATGTTCTTAAAAAAGTCAATCACATTACCAAAAAACACAATCTCATATTCGCTAATTTTTCCTTGCTGGGTGTAACTCGCTTTCCATTGAATATTTCCCTCCATCACAGGCAACGTGTCAACGGTAATAATCGCATTCAATTTTCTTTTTGGATTGAACGAACTGAATTGAAAGGTGTTGTTTTCGATGAATCCAAAAATCTTCGAATTGTTATCCGTTGCAGGAATGCGGAACGTCCTTGAATAAGTAGCTTTCGCTTTTAAATCTTTAATGTCGGTGAATGAGTATTGCAATGAAATCGTTTCATTTAAATATAAATCCATGACATAAGGAGTTTCCGTTCCTTGCGTGTAAACTATTAATGCTGTTTCCATTCTTATTTATTATGGGCAATTTCCAAAACCTATTGTAACATAAATGTTTCCGCTATACGTTGTCAAACCACCCCATACAGGCAGCTTTAAGTAAAATGTATTTGCTCCATCACTCGTTCCCCATACACCTGTTGCAATGATTGGCGTTCCGGGATCCATCATGTCAAAGGATGTTTGACTACCTCCACCTGTTAACACATTACCCAATTGAATTACTCCCAAACGAGATGGCGTTGAAGGTGGGCTATCTGTATAATCAATGCTCACGTAATACGTTTGTCCTCCAATTGGTGTTATTCCACCTGTACCTTGAACGCGTACGGTTATATTACTGCCTCGCGTTGCATTGGTTAAAACGATATTACACGCATCGCCCAAATTCGCTCCAAGATTTAGGCCTGTATTTCCACCAATTTTTGTGAAGTTGGTAAAGAACTCACATGGATCAGGACCAGGTATTGGATATTCCGAAGCGGTTATGTTTATCGTTTCATTATTTGAAGCCATTTGCAATCGTAAGTTCTGATTGTACTTCTTGTAATTGCGCTCTCGCTTCATCAAAAATCCGTTGTCTTCAACGACAACAGGAACGATTGAATAACCATCCACATTGTCATCAACTATCCACACCGATTTCGAGGTAAATAAATCCTTCAGATATTTAAACTCCGATTCCGTTAACCAATCGCTTGTCAGATTAATGAACGTATTTACAATTGGTTCGCGCTCGGTTAATTCACGCGTGTAGTTTTTTGTTTCGTATGGTTCAGTTGATGTCGCGTTATTGAAGTCACCTTGATAGCTTCTATATCTTTTGCGCTCAACCTCAATGGAACGCTCATTCTTTTTGATGAATGAGTAACTATCCCATCCACCCATTTGATTAAGCCAATAAACGTGAACTGGATTGTACTTGCAATCCTCGCTAATGTAGTAACCGTATTTGGTAGTCACTTGTTCATCGCTCGAATTGTAACCTGCATAAACGTAAAACGCGGTATTATCCGCAGTGGTATCGTCAACGTAACCGCCATTAACAAGGTTCTTCAACCCAGTTGGAAGGAATAACAACGCACCTTCATCAAAGGTCATTGTAATATCAAACGAGAACAAAAGAGTTTGATTGTAATCGTATAAATCAAAAGTGAAATGATCAATTGAATTGTATGGATAATTTGAATTGATGTATGTATTGTCATCCGCAACCCACGCATGGATGTCGTATGCGCTGTCGGTTTCTTCCATCACATCGGTTCGCGATATGTATCGCCAATTGATAGCTTCCGATTGCAACAACGATGGCAAATTCAAACGATGCGATAACGTCTCTTTATTAAACCCAATCTCATCATCGTAGTTTTGGCACAATGCCAATGGCCGAGTGTCATTCGTTCCCATCATGATGAAATTTTGTTTACCACTACCATAGATGCACATGAGCGAATAAGTAACCGCAACACTATCATCTTCGGTAAATACTCCACCTACCTCATATCCTTCGTACAATTCAATCGTAAATGTATTGACATTGTTTTTTGTGGTTAGCATTGGAGTTGATGTCTGCAATACCACATCATCGCTGCCATCGAATACAATCGAATTTTTGACGAGCTGGTTGAAGATAGTTTTAGCGTTAAACACTCCGCTATTTACCGCGTTTTGGCTAATGTAAAATTTGTAATCGGTTGAAGTGTTATTGTCGGTAATTAAAACAATGTACTTAAATCCAGGTTGAGCAAACTCGCTCGATGTCATCGTGAATGAAACATCGTTGTTCGAATAACATAAACCTGTTAATGCGTCAATGCCTTGCGCGGTTAATCCTGTTACTGCTGTTGTGTATGCCATTTATATTTTTATTTTCTTCTGTAAATTATCTTCAATTACTAATGTGATTTCTCGGTTCAATGCGTCCTCAAATTCGGGTTGAAAATCCACAATTGTATCGGTTACGGCATCTCTCCAATAGAACAATGGGGATATACCATTGATGCGAATTTTACGCGTCAAATGTCCTGCCAATCCACGATAGGCGCGTTCCTTTGCTTCAGGTGTTTTGAACGTCATGAATGAACCATTGGCGTTGCGTGGTCGAATACCTTTAATCTTCATCCAATCGTAAATCGCCTTTTGCATCACTCCCATTTCTCCCTTTGCAGGTTTTGATCCTGCACCTCTGCGGAATGAATATGGGCTGCCTTGATTTCGTGCCAATCCATTCACACCTTGCTCGACAAAATCAGCGTATACACTTGCTTTACCACGTGCGAAAAACTGAATCTTACTGCTCCTTCCATCGTAATAAAATGAAAGCGAATTGCGCAGTGTGTCAGTTGCAACGGCTCTCCTTTTTTTACCTCGCACCGTTCTGTAAACACCGAGATTCAACATGGCACGTTCAACGACTT